ACGTAAACGGAATGGCAAAAAGCTATTTATCCCTTGAAAGCCTTATGGGACAAGAAAAAATTCCTGTTCCAAAAAATGCAGAAGATACTGCAGCCTGGGCAATGTATAAAAAAGCTTTTAACGTGCCTGAAAGTGCTGAAAAATATGACATTAAGATTGAAGGCGTTGAAGATAATAAGCTTGTAAAATTAAAAGAATTATTCTTTAAAAACAATATATCTCAATCAGTAGCGCAAGAATTAACAAACGCTCATATTGAGGATTTCAAAGAATATGAAGCCGCAAAAAGTCAAGCTTTTGATACAGCAAAACAGAAGGCCACAGAAGAATTAAGAAAAGAATGGGGCGTAAAATATGATGAAAACTTAAAGGTCGCAAAAACTTTTCTTGAAAAAATGTCGGCATCAAAAGAAGAATATGACTATTTCGATAGCATAATCGGCAATGATGCTAAGTTTATAAAATTGCTTTCCAAAATGGGTAGTTCAATTTCAGAAGGTAATCTCGGAGGCTTTGAAGGACAAGGTAATGGTTTCAGCAAAACCCCCAAAGAAGCTAAGCAATTATTTGATGAAATTATGGCCAATCCTAATGATGCGTATTGGGCTGGTGCAAGAAACAAAAGAAACGATTTGAAATATTGCAAAGAGCATAATCTTTCTTATGTTTCAGAAGAAGAAAGAAAACAGCGTGTTCAATATGTTAATTCATTGATAGCAATGATGGGATAAGCATAAAAGCCCCCACACAACTAAAGTCTGTCCTTTTAAGGGTAACAGCAAAATATGTAGTAACTTTAAATAGGAGTAAAAATTATGGTAGCAAACACTCAATTAGACGTGAGGGCGCAAAGTTATTCTCGGATTATTTTACCTTTAGCCCGTCAAGAAAAATCCTTGCTTTATGATAGGGTTTTTATAAAAACCGACATCGAAGGTAAGTCGTTTTATCAAGACCAAATCGGCAATTGGGAAATGAAAAAGAAAACAAGCCCTAATGCTGATACACCCCAAAATGACCCAAACCTTGCTAGAACTAGGGTTGATATTGAAACATTTAATGATGCAAGAATGTTTGACCGTTCTTTATTATTGCAAGAAGTTTCAGACCCCACTAGCGTTGCAAGTGTTTGTATTCAGTCTGCAGTTGGTATACAGATTGATAAAATAATATATGATGCACTTGGAAGTATAGCCCATAGAGGCGAAACAGGGGAAAAATCTGTTGATTTACCAAATAAACAAGTGATAGCAGCAGACTTTGAAAAAGCTGGTACCAATTCAGGTTTGACAACTGCGAAAATCAGACGTGCAGCAAAAATATTAAATGCCAAAGGGGTTCCAAACCATGATAGAACCTTTGTTTGTTCAGCAACGGGATTAGAACAACTTTTGGGTACAACGGCTGTTACATCATCTGATTACAACGTAGTTAAAGCACTGGTAAGCGGTGATATTGATACCTGGCTTGGTTTCAAGTTTGCGGTATTGCCAGACGGCATAATAGATGTAACAGATGACATTGCTGATTATTATGCTTTCCAAAAGACTGGTTTATGTTTTGGTATGTTAGAAGAACTGTTTTTGCGCTTAGAGGAAAGGTCAGATAAATGCTACGGTAAGCAGATTTATTATGAAATTTCCGGCGGAGCAGGTCGTCTTGAAGAAGATAAGGTTGTCAGAATTCAATCTGATGAATCTGTGGTTGTAGATAATATCGGTGGGTAATATGTAATTGACGGGGGATATCCCCCGTCTTTTTATAGGTTTAATTATGAGTAAAACTTCAATTGTAAATAAAGCATTATCACATTTAGGCGCAAATAAAATAACATCATTGTCAGATGGTTCGCTTGAATCTCAATGTGCTAATATTTTATATGAAGGTAGTTTACGTTCCGTGCTTTCAGAATGTTGCTGGAAATTTGCAACCAAAAGGGTAATGTTAAATAAGATAGATAAATGCCCAGCTTGGGCTGAAAATGGTATGTTCAATTATTTTCAGTTGCCATCTGACCTTGTAAAGTTATTTGATATTAAAGATAAAACAGTATTATGGGATAGAGAAGGTGAAACCATACTTGCAAATACAGATTCTTTTGGAATTAAATATGTTTATTTATGCAATGATACTACACAATATCCACAATATTTTATAGATGCTTTTGCCTGTAAGCTTGCTTCTGATATGTGTTACGATATAACAAATTCAAATGAAAAAACAATGAACCTTTTGGAATTATACAAAGGTGAATTTTTACCCACAGCAAAAGCCAAAAATGCAAGAGAAGCGAGCAGTCCACAGATAATAGATGATTATTGGGTGAATTCTATAAATGGGGGTATAAATGGCTAGAGTTGCTCCCATTTATCCCACATTTTCAAAAGGTGAAGTATCACCTTTAATGTTCGGCAGAATTGATATTGAACAATATCCCGCTTGTCTTGACAAGTGTCGCAATTGTTGGATAAGACCTTATGGATGTGCCAGCAGGGTTGCCGGTACAGAATTTATACAAAGTGTAAAAAATAATACCAAAGCAAGATTTTTAAAATTTGTCTTTTCTGCTACAGATGCCTATATAATTGAAATTGGTGTTGGGTATTTTAGATTTTATAACAATGGCGGAATTGTATTAAAAGATGATGCAAAAGAGTGGGAAAGTTCAAAATCTTATATAATAGGTGATTTTGTACAGCATAATGAAAAAACTTATTATTGTATAGAATCTCATACCTCTGTTTCTTTTGAAAACGATTTGCTTGCATCCAAGTGGGTAGAACAAAATATTTATGAATTGCCAAATGATTTTACCGAAAATCAAATAGACAGCATACAGTACGTGCAATTAGGCGATATTATAAAATTTGCTTGTTTACCTGATGGTGAAAATAAAACTGCCAGGCTAAAAGAATTAATAAGGAATGCACCCGATAATTGGGAATTTCACGAAGTAGAATTAAAATCAACTCCGTATTTAGACCAAAATATTACAGACATCACATTGACAGCTTCGGCCACAAGTGGTAATATAACACTAACAGCTTCTAGTGCTATATTTAAAAAAGAGCATATTGGTTCTTTTTGGTGGCTTGGTGGAACCGTAGCAAAAGATGGTGAAGATGTTCAAGGTTTTGTCAAGATAACGGCATACACTAGCGCCACACAGGTTTCGGCAACGGTACAATCAACATTAAGTACAAACACAGCTACAAAAATATGGGGTGAGGGTGCTTGGTCTGATTATAGAGGCTGGCCGGCAGTGATTGGGTTATATGATGGCAGGTTATATTATGCAAGAACACCGCATCAACCAAGGAATGTCTATGGCTCAAAACCATACGCATATGAAACCTTTACGCCTGCAGTAAACAATGAAGATGATGGGGCTATAAATATTGAACTTGCTACCAATGCAACTGGTGACGGGTCAGATATTAAATGGCTTATAGGGTCATCTTATTTGCTTTGTGGCACTTATGGTGGTGAATTTGTAATAAAAGGAACTGGTGATGGAGCCATAACACCTGTAGATATAAGTGCAAGACAAAGGAGCAATTGGGGTGGTGAGCCTATACAGCCAATCGTTGCGGGTTCTTTTGTTCATTTTGTACAAAGAAACGGTGCAAAATTAAGACAATTTCAATATGATTATTACTATGATACATATAAATCCGTTGATGTTTCTATATTTTCGGAACATTTTTTTGAGAGCGGAATAAAACAAATTGCATATCAAAAAAATACAGATAGTATAATTTATCTTTTAAGGAATGATGGCAAAGTTGTTCTTTTAACATTAGAGCAAGACCAAACCGTACAAGCTTGGGCGTTGCTTGAATTTGATGGAATTGTAGAGAGTATTGAAACGATTCCATCTTATAAGAACAAATATGACGAGGTTTGGTTTATTGTTAAACGCAAAATTCAGAATAAAGAAATAAGATATATTGAAAGAATGCAAGACCCGATAACTCCTGAAATTCAACAGGATTGTTGGTATGTTCGTTGTGGTCTTTCGTATGATGCTTTTAAATTAACAATTGGTAACGATTTAACTATATCAGAAGTTACGGACAGTAAAATTATAATTAATTCAAGCAAAAATGTTTTTACGGCTAATATGGTGAATAAAAGAATTAGGGCCATAAATTATAAAGCCGATATTCTTGGACAAGCAAAAATTGTTGGATTTATTGATAAAACAACGATTGAAGCTATTATTGTTAAAGAATTTGATAACAATTTTTATAAAGGTGGTTTTTGGGGTATTAGCGTTGATGATATAGATGGACTTGCTCATTTAGAGGGTGAGAGTGTACAAATTTTAGCTGATGGCGCGCAGCAAACCAATCAAAAGGTTTTAAACGGGAAAATATCTCTTGAGCTTGATGCGTGGAAAATTATAGCTGGACTTGGGTATCAAAGCTATATTACAACCATGCCACTGGAAGCAGGAAGCCAAAATGGCGTAGCAGTAGGAAAAAGAAAAAGAATAAATGAATTATCTTTAAGGGTTTGGCGCACACTGGGCTGCAGAGTTGGTTCGGATTTAAAAAATTTACAAGAAGTGCGATATAGAAATCCGCAAACACCTATGGGTTTGCCTGAATCTCTATACACGGGAATAATTCCAAATATTAAGTATAACCAAGGTTGGAAGTGGGATGCAAATGTAACTGTTGAGCAATCTAAGCCACTTCCGATGAATATATTGGCAATTGCGCCAATTGTAACGGAGGTAGATAAATAATGGCTGTTGTTGAAGCGTTAATGGTAGCGGCTGCAGTTACCGGGGCTGTTTCTAATATAATGGAAGGTTCTGCAGAAAAAAGTGCTGCAGACCATAATGCGGCAATATTTGATGCCCAAGCTAAAAATATTCAAAATCAAAAAATCATTGTGGCAGGGCAATACAGAACAAAAAAAGAACAATTAAGAGGTGAAGCCGTTAGCAAGGCTGCAAGGCAAGGTATAAAGATTTCAGGAAGTACGGCACAATCTATTTCTCAAAGCCTTACAGAACTTGGAATTGAAGAAAGCTATCAACAATATAATTTAAACGTACAACACCATCAGGCCATAGATAATGCAGCCTATCAGCGGTATTTAGGCAAGAGCAAACGAAAAGCAGGCATTATGAACGCAGCAACAACTCTTTTGAGTGGTGGAACTTCTTATTATTCAAAATATTGGAATAATACCAATGACAATACAATTAAAAACACTCAAAATACTTGGTTTAATTCTTATAAAACAAATACTGAATATGGTTACACAGGAAATTTAAGCGGGTTAAGTTAGGCAAATTATGAAATTACCAATTCACACACAACAAGGTGGAATTACAACAGAAGCTCCAGGAAATATAAGAAATCCTGAAAATTATGGTGCATCATACAGAAGCGTTGCGCAAGGGGCTCAAAATGTTTTGTCACTGGCGGAACAGTGGCAAAAATCAAAAGACGAAGTGGAAAATCTTGATGGAAAGAACAAGCTATTTTCACAAATGACAGAAATTTTAAATGAGGCAGATGATTATAGAGAATACAATAATTTTGCGGATTTACAAAACAAAGAAATGGAATTACTTGCAAAAATGGATGAAGTTGCGCCAAGTATTTTAAATGGTTTTTCAAATAACCAAAATGCGACCTTATTTAAGGCACAGGCCGAATTTTCAACAATGCAAAACAAAGAAAAATTGAAGGAAGTTTTTAGAAGCAAGTATATTGATAATGCCAAGAGCAATTTAATAACTTCACAAGAAACAAATATGCAAAATTATATTGCTACAGGAGATGCCGCATATAAACGAAATTATTTACAAGATTTAGAAAATATGTTTCGTTCCGGTTTTATTGATGAAGAATACAAAACAAATATGAGTTTAAAGACTGATAAGTGGGAAGTTTATCACGTTTTAAGACAAGCGGAACAAGACCCTGACACAGTTATAGCAAATTTCAAAGCTGGAAAATATGATATAAAAGCCGAATATGAAAATGACCTTTTGAGCGACCTTACAAGAATTAAGACAAATAAACAACTTTTAAGGGATTATGAAGAAAATGTAAAACAAAATTCAGGTGAAGAAAAGGCTACAGAATATATTTATGGTAATACTGATTATGCAGATAAATTAAAGTATATCAATGAGCAGGAATTTTTAGGCAACATTTCAGAAAAATTTGCACAGCAAGCTAGAAGAAATATTAAACAATTTAAGCCTAATAACGAAAAAACTTTATCTACTGCACAGTCTATTGATGAAATTTTGAGACGCGCATATGATTTAAACGAAAGCGACATAAGTGAGGAAGATTATTTAAAAGGTATTAGAAACATCAGAAATGATGTTTTAAGTATGCACGAAAATGGGGATATAAGTACATCTGATGCCATAAAAATAAATAATCAATTAAGTGCGGCCACAAATAAAAAAGTATCAGCTGCTACAAATACTATAGCAGATGGATACGGTGCCGCAAAAGATTATATAGATAAAGTGCTTCCACCTGAATTAAGGGCAGAGGCTATAAGAGAAGTTTTTTATGATACTTCTAATAAAGATACGTCCAATATGGATAAAGCTGGTATCAACCAATTGTATTATAATTCCGCAATAAAAGCGGTTGAGAAGATTAATCACAAAAATAGAAATCAGGCTATAAATGTTAAAACAAAATTCGGCGAAACAAAAGAGCTTACATATTTTGTTGATTCAAAATTTCATGAATATATGCAAAAGGCAAAAGAAGTAGGTCTTCCAGTTGGAATTTATTTTTATTCGTATTCAAGT